CCCACCTGTCGTGACCACTTGTTGATATTAAACCTGTATTTCAAGAACCGTTTTATCGCCGCCTCCTGAAAGTCGTACAGGTCGAACAACTGCATGCCGTTGTCCTTCGTGTTGATGTAAACGTAATTGCGGATGAAGTAAATAGGGTCAAGGGCACACTTTTTGAGTTCCCTCAACTTTTCAATGTCGAGCTTCACAGGCTCATTTGCATCACGCAAATTAGGTATTCCGTTAAATGGCATGTATCACTCCTTATCTATTTCTATCTATGTTCCTTGCGGGAATCCTGCCTTCTTGTTTGAAGCGTCAATTTCCGACTGGGTCATTTCCGCCCTTGTTAAACGACCTTGGTTCAAAGCCACCTGACGACGTTGTTGGGCGTTCTCATGGGACCGTCTGTCCATTTCCTCAAACACAACCTTCGACATCGTGTTCCTGTCTTCGTCACTCATGCGGTAGAACTTTCCGTCCTTGATGTTCATGATGTAACCCAGTCGCATAAGATGCTTTGCACGGTCATTCGCCACGCCGTAGAGATAGGCAAGTTGAGCCTTACCGACGGTACGCCACTGTGGGGCCTGCTTCATGACATCAGGAGCGTCTGTAATATCCTGCTTAGGTGCAGCCTGCTTGGACACTGGCCTTGCCGCCTGTTGTGCAGGGCCTTTCACCTTACGTCCAATTTGCTGTTCCTGACCAGCCTGCTGTTGTCCTGCGACAGCCTGAGTTGCACCAGCAGCCGAAACCATTTCGCTACCATAACGACCGAACTGGGATTCTCCACGACGGTCTGGGTCCTTCGCTTTCTCGATAAACGGCTTCTGGTCTTCCTCGGTCATAAGGAACACGGGAGCAGGGAGGTATTTCAGATATTCGCTTGACGGGTCTTTCATCATGCGTTCAAGCAGACGGTGACCATCAGGAGATACAGGATTGTAACTCAGGTCAAGGCCAGTCTTGGCCATAAACGCATTGGAGAATTTCTTGATGTCCGTTACCTTTCCATCCGCACTGAAACCCATTGACGCATAGTATTTATTCTTGTCAACGACCTTGCCAAATTCATCACGGCCTTCGGCTTCCAGTTCTGCAACGCTCTTGTTCTGGTCAATATCTTCGATTGCCTTTGCCAGTTTCTTTTTGTACGCTGGCATGAATGTATCGGTGTAATAACGACGGACAAACTCAGGGAACATCTTTGCCTTTGCAGCCTTTTCGTTAAAGTACGGAAGCAAGTCCCTATGTTCTTCCCAATATTCTTCAAATGCCTCTTGGAACTGTGCGTAAGCCTTCTTGTCGATAACCTTGTTTCCGTTCTCGTTCATGCCGTTCATTAGGAAGTAGAACTGCAACGAATGGTTGAGTGCCTTGGCCGCATCGACGATTTGAAGGTCCTTGGTAAACCCGTACTTTTCTTCAAAGTCATCATCATCCATGCTAGTCGTGTTATCCTCTTTAACATGGCTTACAGATTGTCCAACGGCGTCAACCTTGTCAAACAAGGTTCCACCCGTCTTAGCCAAAATCTCGCTTGTGCGCTTTGCGGCATTTGTAGCATACTTTGCGAACGGGTTGCTTGACAAATTCTTTTCCACAGCGGCATTTGCATCTTTGATAGCGGCTTCTTCACGTTTAGAACGGTCAGCTTCATCTTTCGCTCTCGTAGCGGAACCATACCCGTCGTAAATTGACCAGATAAGGCTGCCAACTGCACCAGCAACACCTAGTCCAGCAAGAGTTATACCAAGTGCAGGAGCGCCAGCAACAGCGGCAATAGCACCCGTAATTGCAGTAGCAAGACCAGCCGCACCAGCACCAATGAAGTAACTGTTCATTCCAGTCGATAGTGCAGCACGAGCATCACCATCAGCGCTTTCAAACTGCGGGGCGTAAATCGTCTGGTGCAAATCAATGATGGCTCTGACCGTATCGGTGTCAAGACCCTCAATACCGTTCAACGCAGATTCCATCAAAGCGTAGTTATTTTTTAGGTACAAGTTTGAGTACATTTTTCAACATCTCCGGGTTCTTGGCAACCATGTTGGCAAAATCCTTAACAACATCTTTGGACACTTGTCCGTTATTCTTTACGATGACATCGGCAATCAGCTTGCCCGCAGGAGTCTTGATGGCTCCCAAAAATCCGTCAACAACATTGTTTCCAGAAATAGTAGATTCAACCGCTTCGGCTGCAGTTCCCGTCTTATCTGGTGCAAAGAAACGACCGAAATCTGGCCAAGGCGGCTGTTCATCCTTTTCCATCATGGTATCTTCAACATTCTGGAAATCTGGGTCAGCAGGTGGAGGAGTTGAACCGCACCTTGATACAAACGAACGGAACGCTTGGTCTCCTTCATCGTCTCTTGTCCACGGGCCAGGGCATGGCTTTCCAGTGATGTCAAAATGACGGACTATCTGTACACCTGGGTATTTCTGCATAAGGTAAGCGACAAGCTTGGCAGTGTTAGCCAATGTCGCTTCCGTCAGATAAAAGTTAGGGTCAAACGGGGATGTTCCCTTTTCTCGTTTGCCTTTGTAGTTGCTGCACATCTCGATTGAAATCGTGTTTGCGTTTGTAGCTTGGTTATGATACCGTGCAGCACCGCCAATCTTTGCGGTTTTCTTATATTCTTCCAGTGAATCAGGAGTAACGCCAACGGCCCAAGTGTAGTAGTTGTCCAAATCAGGATTATACTGATAAATTTCACCATCGTCAACAATAAAGTCGGCAGAGCATTTTGCGGGGAACACAGTTCTCGTTGCAGAGCCAGTCTTTGAAGAGTTGCCAGCGGTGTAGTGCAAAGCAATATATTGAATCTTGCGGTTCTTGGCGGGAGTCATGTTTGAAGGAGTGCGGTTCCTGATTATATTGAACGGCTCCTTTTCTGAACTATCGGAATCGCCTTTTGTATCATCCTTTGCATCATCCTTCTTTTCGTCTTTCTTTTCGTCCTTCTTCTCGGTCGATTCGTCAGCCTCGAACAAGGTACGATATAGGGACACGATGGCATCCTTTCTGGTGTCATCCAATCCATTGTACTTGTTTACGGACTCTATGAAGATATTTTCCATTGCACTGCACCAAGTATTTCAGAAATAGTTTATAACCTTGATGCGAGTAAAATGCGTGTTTATCCGCTTATTTCGCCAGTTCAATATTATAAACTATTTGCATAACAGTATTGGCAAAAGCCAGATAGGTATAATTATGGATATGTTTGATATTCCGACAGAGAAAGAACTTCTTGGCCAAGTGAAGGCTCACTTGGAGACTAAGAAGCCAGTTAAAACGCTCGATGTGGACGACGTGTTCCCGTTCTGGAACGCCGCTTCCGTTTCCACCGCAGACACCGATTCAATGCGTAAGCCGAACAAGAAAGGCTTGGTCATGCCGAACGACAAGGTGGGCTGCGTAAAGCCTCTCAAGACCATCAAGGAATGGAAGGCTGAACGCATCAAGGGTCACAAGGAAACTACGAGTGAAGCTCAGAAGGAACCAGAAGTCAAGAAGACTGCTCAGATGGAAGCAGCTGGTGGAACCCCTAAGTTCAAGCCTGTCGATGCAACAGTCGATACGACTTACAAGGTGAAGGGCGCCCCGACCGTCGGTGGCAAGTCCCTTGTTGGCACAATCAAGCCAATCAAGGCTGGCCAGACCGTTTCCATTGAAGACATGAAGACGCTCATTGCTGCTATCAGAACGAACAAGCTTCCGAACAATGTCGGCATCGTCAAGCCGCAGAAGAAGCCGACTCTCAATGTCGGTGGACGTGACGACTTCGGTGTTGTCACGAGCGACAAGCCGATGAAGAACCCGAACCCGAAGGCATACGCAAAGTATGTCGAGAAGGACATGGACGGCAAGAAGACGGAACAGCTTGTTGAACTCGGTAAGCCTGAGTACAAGAAAGAACCTCCGAAGACTTCCAAGACCGACCTCGTCGGCGTTGTTAAGGTAAAGAAGTAAGATATGACTGAGAAAATGCCTATAAAAACTCCCCGCACCGTCAGGGAGTTGCATCGTAACCTTGTGCGAAATCCTGTGCCCGTGCATCAGGGTTTCATCAGGTGCCGTATAGGCGACCTTCCAGTATCTTACGACCCCGACTACGACGGGAAACATCACGTAGATGACGTTACAAAGGCGCACACAGCGCCTCCTCCTGAGACGGTCAATGCAAACATTGATAACTTTACCGTTCCTGGCCTTTCATTGAAATACGCCAAGGAAAGCCATTACAAGTTCACTGTTTACATACCGACACAGGAGGATAACGAATATGACGATTCGATTTCGATAAGCATGTATTGTGACGACTACTACGAGAACTACTGGGCGCTTCATCGCTACATGGAAACCATCCAGAGTGGCCAGACGGACGCATTCCCTATCCTAGACCACAACCATAGGGTATACGGTTACGACCACAGGTACAGGAACAGGCTGATGTTCATACCCCATATCGACTTCCACTTCGGAGACGATAGGGCCCAGCATCACATGATTGTCCGTTACTACCGCTGCTTCCCTACCAGCATAAGTGGATTGCAAGTAACTCCAGGTAGTGCTCAGGCGTTGAAGTTCACCATGTCGTTCAATTACCAGATTAAGAGGATTATCCGCCTCCCCGACCCCAACTCGCTTATGTCAGCTATATGTGTAGTTACTGGCGGAGAAAACAGTAACTCATACTAGGAGCGTTTATGGCAAGTACACCGTCTACTCCATATAACCAAGTCACTCACGTCACACCCGTGATGCATAATACGGAGCGTCCAACGGACAGCTACCTTCAAAAGTATTTTGCACACGCAGAAGGATTTGTTCCGAACAAGTTCCATATAGGGTTCAGTGGAGAGTATGTGGAGAAGGCGCTTACCATAATGCAGGTTAACTGTGCGGGCGACAAATACACGCATGCACCGAAGCTGTTCAACGGTTCTGCGTACCTGATGAAAAAGTTCAGTAATTTCATCGACGACCACTGGGATAACGAAAAGCGAATCCTTAACATGCTGTGGAACTGCAAGTCAATAACGCTTCCGAAGCCAACTCTGACTACGGAGCAAATCGACTCACTTGACAGCATGAAGGACTTGACATTCAACATGCCAAAGAAGATACAGTCTGGGCAGCTCTCGTTGACCGTAGTTGATGACCAGTACCTGATGTGGTTCAACTTTTTCAATGCAATGTTCAACTCGCAAATTTCTCCGCTTGTGTTGCGGCCAAAGTCTGGTTTTCATAAGATTGACATCTCGGTAGAACTTCTTAACGGTGCTACCGCTGACGACTGGGCAGTTGACATGAACAAGGAAGCGTTGGCATCAACCGCCCCGTGGCTAGAATACGCCCCAGGTACAAGGACGAACCTTGATGTCATTCAGATGTCCGAATACAATTCAGTTGTGCTTACTGCTGCACCTACGATTGACCCGAACAACGCCAACATGGACCTTGCTTCGTTCACCGTCGAGTTCAAGGTTCCGAACCCACTCAATGGTACATTCAAGAAGAGCGACCGTGGCCTGCACGACAATACTACCGTAACTCAGGCAACAGTAGGTTCCTCAGAAAC